GTCGCCGTATGACAATCCTTCGGCAACGTCAGCACCAATAACATACACACCTTCGTGTTCTGGTTCCTGCCACATCCTGAACGGCCCAGTATCAGCCTCCTTGATACCATGCCACTCATCATTATCGTAAATAAAATCACCAGTAGCAGGAGCGACCGGTTGGATCATCGCTAGGATATCAACATCGAACACCGGGTTGCCCGACTTGATGAACGCTTCCTCAGGAGAACGTGGATACTCCTGATGCAACTGCCACAACGGGGTCGTCCGCTGCTTGACCTCATACCACGCTTCATCCCGATCACCAGCAGACCACGGAAAAAACAAACCCGTAAACAGATTAGTGCCGGTTTGTGACCCGACCCACATCTGGTGGAAAAAGTTGCCGGAACCGTTCGCCGTAGACAGCGTAATAATACGGCCACCCACATCGGCAATTGGCTCAATGCTGGCCCACGCTTCCTCTGGGTTTGGCAGGAACGCCATCTCGTCCACAATCACCAGATACACTGATTCACCACGGGCAGGATCATTCGATGACGGCAACGACTCAACCGCCGACTCGTTATCAAACACCATCTTCAACTGGTGATCTGTGATCTGCGACGGGCCACGTTCCTTCATCCACTGCGGAAGCCACCGATATCCATACTTGGATTTCTGTAGCAGTTTGGCGGCTTCACGTTCCGTCCGGCTCAGCATGACAATAAACCGGTCAGACCAGAAGAACACCAGCCAGAAAGCGTATGCCGCCGCCAACGTAGAAAACCCGATCTGGCGGGCCTTCAGAACAATATTGTAACGGTTGGTGTGCCACGCCTGAATTGTCTGTTGCTGGGCTTCCCGCAGTTCAAACAGTATCCGGCCCCGTTCCGGATGCCGAATAAACCAATAGTTCTCACAAAAATAAAAGAACCCTTGGATTTGTTCGTCAGGGCTGTCGCCACCTTTGCAGGAACGCCATTCACGTTCCAGCAACAATTCATTTAGTTCCATAGATTATTGCGGTACAGTATACGGCTTCCGCTTCGACCACTTAGGGGGCAGAACAACCAGCAAATCTAGCGATTTGCCAGCGTTCTTCCACAATGCCACATCAAGCGACCCGACACCATCAGAGGTTGCGGTCTTGAATGTGGTGGTGAACGCCTCCACAGACGACGCACCAACACCCGCACCACCAGCAGTACGCAACGACGCCTTAGCAGACACAATCGTATGGGCACCCACACCAGACCCGCTAGCGGTCTCCACAGCGGTACGCAAACCAGTGGCTGTCTGAGAACCAGTACCGGAACCCGTCGCAGTCTCAACTGCGATCCTCAGTCCGGTTGCGGAGTCTCCGGCTGTGGCACCACCCGTACCGGTCGCAGTCCTAGGAACAGTGACAACACCGATACTGGTGGAGGTTCCGTCGCCAGCACCGCTGGCAGTACGGAACCGTGCTTTGAAACTGGCGGTGGAACTGGACCCTAGACCGGAACCGGATGCGGTTTGTTGAACAACGACAGCACCCTGATAAGAAGCCGTAGTTGACCTATAGGCAATGTTGGAATCCGTATAGGCGTTCTGGATTGGGCCAACGCCTTCAAACGTGACGTTCGGTGTGTCATACCCGTAGGTGTCGTCGTAAATCAACGACATGTCAGTACCGAACGTCGTCTCGCATCTCTAACAGCACGCTCGACAGAACGTGCCCCGGATCGGAGAACTCCTCGTCCTCAGCAGGCAACTCCGGTTCGGGTGGGGCCACAAACTCGTCAGGGTCAGGAGACATCATCATCAGGCAACTCCGGTTCGGGTGGCGGTACGAACTCGTCGAGGTCAGGATCGTAGGTGAAGCCGATCCCGGCGTACCTGCCTCGGAAGTTCCCGTTGTACGAGGTCTGCTTCCAAGTGCCAGCCAAGCCGAGAACGTCAGCGATGAACGCCTGTCCCTGTGCCTCGTTGTCGGGTGCAGGGTCGGGACAGTCGTTGTCAGAGATGACGATGACCTCTCGCACCTTGTTGTTGTCGATTCTTGCGAAGTGTGCCATTGGTCAGACCTCCACTCTTACAACGACGAGGCCTGAGCCGCCGTTGCCTCCCAAAGCCTCAGACGACCCACCGCCGCCGCCTCCTCCTCCAGCGTTTGCGGTTCCTGCCGAGCCGGTGGTACTCGCACCTCCTCCATTTCCTCCGCCGCCAGAACCGCCAGAACCGCCAGACCCGCTAGAACCACCACCGCCGCCGCCAGCACGGGTCACAGCCGATCCGGTGATAGACGAGGCCGTACCCGCACCGCCGGACCCGCCAGACCCGCTAGTGCCGTCAGTACCTACCGCACCCGCACCACCAGCACCGCCGCCGCTGGCTAGCAGATCGCCGTCGCCGCCGCTGGAACCCAAACCGGAGATTCCCGCACCGCCACTCTGGTAGTTTGCGCCGCCGCCGCCGCCCGAACCACCATTCATTCCCTTACCATAAAAGCCGCCGCCACCACCGCCACCGACACCAAAGTAGCACGTTCCAAGTTGTGACGAGACGCCGCTAACGCCGGTATTACTGCCAGCACCATACGAAGAACCGCCAGCACCAACTATCACGGTGAGCGTCCCGGCTTCTAAATAAACAGTGTCCTCTAAATGGCCTCCTCCGCCACCACCGCCGCCTCTATTGCGACCGCCGCCACCGCCACCACCAATGATCAAAACATCGGCGAGGCCAGCGGTGTCCACCGTCAACGTTCCCGACGAGGTGAACGTCAAATATTTGTAGTTCTTGCCACCGGACGAATACGTGCCGGTCTCGGTATCGGTGAAGTTCGCTGTGCCTACACCAGCGGCGGCTCCACGAAAAAAGATGGCTGAAGACGCTGACGTAAAGTACAGGCTTCCACCCTCCCACTGGTCTAGTTCCAGATCGGCTGCTGTGTTCACGGTCGCTGTGCCTGCGGTGATCGTGCAGGTACCGGCACCAATGTTGTGCAACCAAACGACGTCTCCGGCAGAGAACACTGCATCATCGACGGTGATCGTTGTTGCCGATGCGGAGTTCATCACAATCCGCTTATTCACATCAGCGGCCACCAGCGTGTATGAGGCGGTCTTTGTCTCAACCGGACGAGACTCCAAATTCGCAACCTTGTAATCAAGGCTGGTGGTCACCGCCGACGAGTCGATACCAACCTTCGCCTGAAGAGCCTCAATAGCATCATTAGCGTTCGCATGCTGAGTGTCATGCGGCGGGCTATCAAGCGTGTCGGTTGCCGTCGGATTCGTCAGCGTGTCAAGCGACGTTGGAAAATTAGTTGCCATCAGCAATCACCTGCCAACTCATAGAAGTTTCATCCCAAATATACGACTGGCCGTCGTCGGGCATGGCAACCGGAGCCTCCCACACATAGCCGTTCAGCACCCACGACGGGAACGGCTGAGGCGGGATGAATCCGGTCCCGTCGTATTGGTAGCCGATTCCGGCAGGGTTGGCGTCGGTGTATTCGATCTCGCCGTCGGCGAGGACATGATCGGCGGCGATGACGATGACGTTCTCGACGATGCCGTTCTCGACGATAGCGGCGGTGCGTTCACTCATTAGGCTGTCTCCTGATATTCGATCCAGACGTACCCGGAACCGCCGTCACCGCCGTGACGACCAATGGCAGAGGTTCCTTTTGCGCCCCCAGCACCAACAGTCACGGCGATACTGGCACCCGGTGTCACCGTGTCGCCAGCGACAATGAGAGCGCCATCGTTACCGCCACCGCCACCAGCGTTTGACATTCCTCCAATGCCTGAGTTGACCGGAGAGTCGGACACGCCAGTAAGAGGGCCTTGACTGCCCGTTTGAGGTGCATAAGCACCACCACCAGCACTAACGGTGCCGCTAGCAAACGCCACCGATGAGGTGCCACCGTCAGTACCAAGGTAATCACGGGCACCCCCACCACCACCGCCGCCGAGGATGTGGGCGATGGCGTAGGTGACACCGGTAGGCACTGTCCAAGTGCCAGAACTAGTAAATGCCGCAACTTTTTTCATAGGACTCCCTGCCGCTTCCAAAGCAGTAATACGAGACACCAAATCCGCAATCAAATAATCATGCGAACTGGTATCAGCCGAACTGTCAATACCAACCTTGACCTGCAATGCTTCAACAGCATCGTTCACATTCGCATGTTGCGCCGAATGGCTAGGCGAACTGAGCGAATCCGAAGAAGTCGGATTCGTCAACGCATCCAGCGAAGTTGGAAAGTTAGTAGCCATCCGATCAGTCCAAGGTCAGGGTCAGGCTGGTGATCTGGAACGTATCCCCCGCCTCCAACGAAGCGGAACTTGTCAGAGCGCCGGTCCACAAACAATTACCGGCACTGGAGGCATCCCATGCCGACCAGTGAGTCACCGTCTCCGTAGTAGACACATTCGTCCAAGTGACGTTCGCTGAGGTCGCCATCGAACCACCACTAGCGGCACTAAAGGATGCGGACTGGCGGGTCGTCTCGCCAGCCACATTGGCGGTGCCGTCCTCACCGGGGTCACCGGTGTGCAACTGAAGGTACGGGGTGGTCACACTGAAAGCAGTGCCGCCAATCGTGTCCAGCAGTTTGTTCTCCGCATAATTAGAAATCGACATAATCATCTCCCGAAAGTTTCGGTCTACTACTAAAGGTGGGTCGTTCTAATCTTCCATGAGCCGGGGCGCCCTCACAGCATGTGTCCTTGTAGCCACACGCTGGGCACCGCCACCTTGTGGCGGTTGGCGGATACTCCATCCCACAATTACCGCACTCTATCATGTTATCATACCACAGCGGCCACAACTAGATGGCCTTCAGTTGACGGTTGTTCTTCTCACGTTCCGCCACCTTGGCAATCAACGCATCCAACTCGTCGTCACTGAGGTCTACCATCGACTTGCTGCTTGTGGCTGCTGGGGGTGGCAACAGCCGGTGGGTTGCCTGAAGATACAGGTTGGCTGCTCTGGTGTCACCGCCGATTGCCTTGTCGTACAACGCATCCAACAGCCGTTGGGTGCGTTCCGGTGATCCTTGGAGATCGTTGACCCGACGTTCCCATTCCTTTTTGAAATATTCTTTCTTCTCCCACCGTCTGAGAGTGGTCGGGTCAACACCCAACTGCCCGGCGAACTGGGCTTGGGTTGGAGGTGTGCGTTCGTGTGCGGGTGCCAGCAGCCAGTTCAAGTACTGTTCTTGCCGCACATCCAGCATCTGTGTTTTCTCAGCCATCACCCTAGGGGGGTTCGTTCTAGACGGGGGGGGCCCTATCTGTTTTTCAGATACCCCCATCGTTTGTTCAGATATATCACGCAAATCGGAGGTTTTCTCTAGAACGATCCGCTAGTATATAGAGAGGATATAGTAACAACCGCCCCCTAAAGGGCGGTTGTTCCGTTTACCCACAGCGACCACAAGGGAGCGACACATGAAGTATGGTTCTGGCAAGCAACCTGCCAAGAAGGTTGCGAAGCCCGCCGTCAAGAAAATCAACGGTGTGTGGCATCACAAAATGCCGAACGGCAAATGGATGAAAGGCAAAACCCATGGCCGATAAAGACCCCAAACTGGTCAACGCCGGAGTCACCGACTACAACAAACCAAAACGCACCCCAAACCATCCCACCAAATCATGGATCGTTGTCGCCCGCAACTCCGACGGCAAAACCAAAACTATCCGATTCGGCCAGCAAGGAGTCACGACCGAAGGAAGTGACCCCAAAACCGAACGAGGCAAAACACGACGCAAATCGTTCCGTGCCCGCCACAAATGCGAAACCGCAACCGACATCCTCACAGCAAAATACTGGGCGTGCAAACACCTATGGTAAACAAACCCTTCTCCCTAGTAGACATCAGAAACACAATGGCCTATATGTTGGGCGCAATCATCGGAATCAACCTGATGTTCTGGACAATCGTATCAATCGCTTTACACAACGTAAAGAAAGCAATACAACGCCACACACTATAGACGGTACGGGACTCCCGGCGAACACAAGCCGGGGGGTATAAAACAGGATGCCCTGTCCCTGAACAGTTAGAGTCACACACCCGTAAGCGTGCGCACCCCCCCGTGTGCCCCCCCGTGCGGTGTGCGGGTCGGGTTGGACGCCCGTGACGCCGGTCCCGAACCTGCTGGCCAGACGCGAAATCCGGTCGAATCGTCCAATCATCCGAACGGCCCCCCAAACGGCGCCACACCGTGCGTGGTTCCGCCTGCGGTGTCGCATGTGTGTGTGCCGACTGTATGGGCATTATGCGTGGGTGGTCGGAGTTTTGGCGTCGATTTGACAGTGGCCGTCGGTCGGCGTATTGTGATGGTCAGTCGGCGACGACCGGTCCAGTCCAGTCGCTAAACGGCACAAGCAGTCCGCCCAGCGTGG